TTCAAATTTCATTTTTAAGCTTCCCGTAATTAACCATCAGGTAGCCCTCTGGCCCCTCAATTACCGTGTCAGGATGTGTCTTCTGAACTTCCTGTGCGATCACGCCCATGGTCGGATACTTGTCGTAGCCGATTTCCTTGGCTGTATCGTTCCAATTCCATGTATAGAACTGGACGCCGTTGAGTGTGTCATAGGGCTGAATGTTTTCTTTAAGTCGTACATCAGAGGCACCTGCATACGCTGCACCAATTTTGATAGCACCGCCCAGAAGCGTATCAAATAGACTAGCCTTCTGTGGTGTTGAAGCCTGTGCTTGCATCTCACCTAATAGAAGACGAAGCTCAAACTCTTCTTCACTAACCGCACCTTTAAACAAGTAATCTAAGGCGCTGTCCATGCGATCCCAAAGACGGTTGAGACCCTCTTGCGACAGGTCCAGAAGGTTCTTGGTGTCTATAGCCGCTGCGTCAAATTTCATCTGCGTATCGGTGGTTGCAACGGTCTGCCGCCACCGGGCGTTAGCTTCATCCACAGCATATTGCATCTTTGAGTAGAACTGTTGGCGCTCATTTTCCAAAGCCATACGGAACTCGGTGGCGTCATTAACCTCGCCTGCATTGAACCGCTTTATCTCAGAAAATAAGTTAGCATTAAATTGTTCAATCTGCGTACCAAGCTCAGTATAGAATTTAGTGAAGTCATTCTGACTTTCGGCTGTGAACCTGCGGTTAGCATTCTCTTGCTGGGTATCTTCCAGTAAGACCTGAACACGGGCTTGAGTGTTAATCACTTCTGCTTGTTGTTCATTAGTCAGGTTGGTCAGGTCCATTTCCAAGAAGGCTTGGGCGTTCTGCACCGCTGCAGCCTGCCGTGCGCCTAGATTAGAAATCTCAAACTGCGAAAGAACATTTGCCTTGTTAATGATTGCCTGTTGACGGTTATCTAGGTTCTTAACAGTCAGAGTTTGGAAGAAGGTTGCTTCTTTTTCGGCAATTCCCAAGGTAGCTTCCATAATAGCGTTGGACATAGCTGCAGTAGCTGCAGTACCCGTGATGCCAGTAAATGCCATTGTCCGACTTACTGACCGGGCAAGGCCTTGCGCCCATGCTGGTATAACAGGATCACCATTACTATTTTTAAATTCGGCAGAAATAATCTCCATCTGCCCTAGAATAGTAGCCTTGCTATCAGTGTAATTACCTTCACCTAACTTTTCGGCCAGAAGTTTACCTGACACAGTAGAGGTATCAATAATGGTTGTGATATTCTGTGTGGCGTAATCGTTTAGAGCTTCCCCGGTAAGGTTGGTTGTGCCATCCGAATTCACTCCGGTTGCTGCGCCTTGCATATCAATCTGGATATCGTTTGCATCAACCAAGTTTTCATCACGGATTTCGCCGGTAACAGGATCTACATTAAACTCTGGGTCATTCATGCGATCAGATGCAGTCGCTGTGTCGTAGGTGGCTGGGCCTTGCTCTGTAACTGCCGAAACCCCGGCAACATCAGTAACAGTCTCAGGTAGATACTTCTCAAGGTCGCTGAGAGCGTAGTTGGGATTGCTAGGGTCTAAAAGAGCGCCTTCAGTAGCAGGGTCTAGGTTAGGAATAATGTCAGAAAGGTTAATACCCTTTGCATCTAGAAATGCTTTAGGGTCTGCAAGCATTGCTTGGATCTCTTCGTTGGACGCAACCACACCAGAATCCACAAGCATTTTAGCGATACCCTCAGAGGACAAAGCACCGGGAGCATCCTCTTCACCCGCCTGATCTTCGTCTGCCGCAGTCTGCGCAGATGAACCGCCCTGCTTTTTATCGTTATCATCATCATGCTCAGTAGGGTTTGGATTTATAGTGGATGTGCTATTACCAAAAATGTCTTTAATGTCACCAACAGCATCAGAGAATTTATAGTCTTCTCCGTGTCCTGCAGACTTATCACCAACAGATTTATTTTTCTGGTTGGTATCGGTAGAATTCATTGCTCCACCAGAAACAATCTTATTGGTATCAGTGTTTACAAGACTACCACCCTGATATTCTGTATTATTGCCCGGAGTAGTTACATTAGCCAAGCTTTCAGAAAAGCTATTACCGCCTCCAAAGGTATCTGCCCATAAACCCATTAGATCTTATCCTTTTCTTCTTCACATCTGCGGATACGATCTCGCAAGTAGATGTAGTTTTTTACAGCCTCATCTATTGCCGTAGCATCGGCAGGAAGGCTCTCTAATTCATTGGCTAATTGGGCATTGAACCGGTCATCATACTGCTTGATTTGGGGACAGTAGATTTCGAGTTGGGTTCTATAAACCGTTTGAGCGCAGCCGGTCAGTGATAGACTTGCGATCAGTAAGATTGTCGCTTTCATTTTCAGACATCGCCTTATAAAAATCAGCCGCCTTTTGTTGCGCCTGTAGTTCATCAGTCAGAACTTTATTCTTCTCTTTCGCCCGCCCTTTAATCTGCCCAAAGACGTAAATAATGGGCAGAGCGAGGGCCAAGGTGGCAATGATGTAAGTCTTCACTTTACCGAAGATACTAAACATCAACCCCGTCCTTTTGATCCTTCCACCGTGCGTATGCAGCCAGAGCGATACCGGCGATTGCACAGAGTAGGAAAACGGTCTTTAGGCTGTCAGCATACGCCACTAAGCCCTGTAGTTGTCCTGCAGTTTCGTTGAGTGCAGTAGCTGCACCAGCAATACCTACACCGGCCATCGTCTTAGATTTACCTAGAGGCTTCTTGTCTTGTGCTGCAGGCTTCTGTGCCATTGGTACATCTGCATCATCACTAGGAAGTTGTGCATCCAATGTGAACAACGCTGCCTCTGCCGCACGGCGGCGTGTGAGGCCAGTAAGAGGCTGAAGTTTGCCACCAACCCGTGCCTTGTTCCAGCGCATCAATTGTGCCGGTACTGCAGAATAATCACCTGCATTAAGCTTCTTTAGAAGTGTAGAGCCACCGAAGGCACCACTACCAAGGTTGAATACGAACGACACTAGAGAATCGAATTGGTACTGCGTTAGAGGTACATCGACCAGACGCTTAACATCGGCCTCGTAGATCTTAATGTCTTGCCGCAAAAGGTCTTCTGCCTCTTGCTTTGTAAGACGCATATTCTTCTTAACACCTTTAACGTGGCCGTATCCTACGGTGAGAATATTAGCCGGACAGCGATATGGGACTACCATACCGTCTGGTCCTACTTTGTGCAGACCTTCAAACTTTTTGATTAAGTTAAGGCCTTGGTCAGAGATTGATTTTGGATGCATAAAAAGTCCTTTATTGCGTTCTGCCAAAGGGCGACATGAAACCCCCGTTACCCGTCCCTAAATCTTGTAGTGGTTGTGATAGATTACCCATGCCTGCACTGCCCCCCGGCACCAGACCCAGCTGATTAATTTGGCCCATAACGTCATTGAGGTTCATAACCATCTGACCCATACCTGCGCCACTGGCGTCAAATTTGCGGATCATCATGTTACCTTGGTTATCCAAAGCACGGGTGATCGTATTACCCTGTTCGTCAATGCTGTTCTGGATCAGGTTACCCTGCTTATCAAAAGAGCCTCCAAGCTGATGGAATTGCTGACGCATCTGGTCAGGAAGACCACTAAGCTGTGATAGTGATTTCAACTGACCAGTGACTTGTTCAAACTGATTAGAGTAATCAACTTGCTCGTTACCCATGCTGTCTACGCTATTGGATACATTGCTCTGTAACTGTCCAAAGTCCTGACCTAGTGAGTTACCTAGTTTGTTCAAAGAACCTTGGCTTGTGTTGAAACCAGAAGAAATAGCACTTTGGATGTTACCTTGGCCCTGAGATAGACCTGAAATATCGCCTGCTAGACCGCTTACATTACTATCTACACCGCTGATATCGCCGCTCAAGGAGTTCAGACCACCTTGCAGGCTACCATCAAGTGAGCTGATGTTACCGCCTAGGTCGTTAAAACCGCCTTGCAGGATGCTTTCAATGTTGCCTGCCTGTACCTGATTCCCTGCCGCAGCCGCCGCCGCTGCTGCTGCCGCCGCTTGTGAGTTAGTACCTACTGCAGAACCCAGCCCTGCTAGGCTATTATTAATATCTCCAGCGAAACCAGTTAGACCGGTCTGAATGTTACCTAGGCTTTCATTCTGTAGTGCTGCATTGTCAGTGTATCGACTAATATAGTCATCAAAGTTAGTTTTAAACCCAGTTTGATTTTCGAGCATTGTATCCTGCGCATCTGTGCTAGCTACGTTATACGCATCACGCTCAGTCTTAGCTGTAGATAGGTCGGATAGAATAGTACCCTGCCCAGCTAGTGCTTCCGTTTGCAGTGCTGCAACATCATCCTGTGTTTGAGTAAAGCCTTTGGTCAGGGCTTCCCCAGCTTGGGTGAAGTTTTGATCCGTGGTGTCGAAGCGGGTGCCCATTTCTGTACCCATAGTTTCGATACCAGTATTTGCAGCATCAACACCCGTCTGTACATCACCGACAGACGTATCCAAAGTATCAAAGCGTGTAGTCTGATCCGCAAAGCCTTGAGTTACATCGCCACCTACATCGGTAACCTGTTGCCCCAGAGTATCGGCACGGCCTTGGTTCAGGTTATTCAGATCGACCATCCCCTTACCAAGTTGGGAAACAATATCGACACGTTGGTTACCTGCTTTTCCAAACTGGTCATTTAAGTACGAATTAAGGTCAGAAAACCCACCCGTTACATCTCCGCTAACACCAGAAATGCCTGTATTAATAGTACCCTGCCCTGTGTTAAGGGTGCCCAGACCGCTCATAACACCAGATAGGTCTACAGGGGCAGGAGCATTTGCTTTGGCAGCTGACTCAATCTGAGCACTTAGCGCACCCATCTGCTCGTCAGTGAGTGCATTAGTTGTTGTTTTATTAAAACTCATAGTTTTATCCTTTCACGGCTAGGAAACCGACATCCCTGTAGCCCATACGTTGTAGAAATTTTTTGTATCCAGTTCCGTAGGCTTCAGTAGACGCCCCGATTGAGATTTCTTCTGCGCCGTTTTCACGGCCCCACTGTTCAAACGCTGAAACAAATTGTCTTAAAATATTTGGTGCGTGTTTCCTGTATTCAGGTAAAATACATACCGCCCAATCACCTGCGTACTTCATGTCGCTGAAATAATGGTAATCAACGTACCCGTGGAAATACCCAAGTATCTTTCCGTCCTTTTCTGCCACGGATACAAAAAAGGAAGTATCCTCTAACAAACTACCTGCAATTAACCGCAGAACTTTTTGTTCGTCGAAGGTAAATACTTTGTAGCGGGAGTTCTGATGAAGCCATTTCGCTATCTCCATCACCTGAGCGAGGTCAGCAACTTCTAGTGGTCTAACGTGCATGGATATATGATTATGTGGGGAGGGGTTAGCAGGACAGTCCGAAACACTGAGGTTTTATCTGTCATATGTGCCTAAACTAATTGGTAATACTGTGCAAGATTGTAGCACTTAGTTAATGCATTAGCAATAGCTTAGTTAAGCGTTTTGAGAAGATACCCAAGCATCAAAATCAAGGATATCGCTCTCGCTAAATGCATTTATTTCGTCATTACTCAGATTGGAGGGCAAGTCTCGTAAGTACTGGCGATAACCCTCGTACTGCGTTTTAACCGCATCTGTAAGAGGTGTGTCAGGAAGAACTGTCCAGTCTGTGCTTTCTAAGATAGTAGTTCTAAAACCTCGGACTGCAGCGATAGCAATTTCAAGTGGTGTAGTTGTCATGGTAAAATCCTCTTATACTTAATTACCGGATGGGTCTATATCTGGCAGTTGATTAACTCTGGTACTTGGGAACGAACGATTTGCCCCCCAAACTAGTCGGGCACCACCCATACCGCCTTGGTAGCCTCCACTATGGTTAGTGTTTGAAGTACCGCCGCCACCGCCGCCACCTCCAAAGTGACCTCCTTGCTGTGCAACTGTGCGTTTTGACCCTAGGCTTCTAACTGTACCATCCGTAGACATATCAGGGAATGATTTAGTTCCGTTATCCCACTCACCAAAATACCCATACCCATCAGAATGGCTTGTGGATGGGCTATGTATGACACCTGAATTGTTGTGATTTCGGGAACCTGCTTCACCACCGGAACCGGGTCTACCAGAGTGACGCATATCACTACTATGGTTGTTATTTATAACTGATAGCGCCGGACCGGACGGGCCTTCGCCGTACAGGCCTACACCACCACCACCAGCAAACCCGTAGGTTGATGAGTGGTAGCCTATACCACCACCCGCTGCGCCACCAGTACCGCCATTACCACTATTGAAAGTGTTGCTGGGATTAAATGTGGTGCCGTAGCCGCCGTTACCGCCATTACCAGTATAGCCACCAGCACCTCCACCGGCACCATAGTTTGTGGAAGAAAGACCACCACGACCAGAATCATTATTTCCTGGCGTAACTGTGCCAGCAATCGGCGCAGCGATTTCGCTTAGTACATTAGCTTGGGCTCGCCCACCTTGGGCACCAAAGATAATGGTATCGCCACGTTTAAGAAGAGTATCCCCTCCCGTGCTAAGAACGTTCGTACCCTCCGTACCGCCGTGTCCGATCTGAAGAGTTAACGTTTCGCCGGCTGTTACTGCAATATCATTTGCCCATGCTAAAGCACCACCGCCGCCACCGCCGTTGGCCCAAGCATAGCCACCGCCACCGCCACCGCCGACACAAACTGCGCAAAGTGAAGTAACAGTGTCAGGGACTACAAAGGTAGTTGTAAATGATGTGTAAGAATCGTCATTGTATCCTAGATAATTTTCATTTACGAATAATTGCTCCCCCTGCGCAATCCCGACAACATTTCCGTCAGTACCTTCCCATATATATTCGGTAGGTGTGACAGAGGTATTAACTGCTCTGCAGACGAAAAGAACTCCAGTGGTAGTATTTGCCCACACTGTTCCAAGAGTATATGTCCCTGTATTATACGGCGGGTTTGTAGCCGCCTTTAAGATGGTATCTCCGTTCACCCACTTTGATAGTGAACCATCATAAACGAGACCTTGCCCATCTAATAGATTTGTAAATTCTGAAGCAAATCCCAAATTGGAACGAGCTATAGAAGGACTAGCTAGACCCGAAAGGTTGTTTGCTTTTTCTAAATAGCTATTGCCCTGTGCAACCACAGCAGCAATAGATGTTACACCTTGAGCGGCCACAGCAGCTACCTGCGTATCACCTTCATCAATAACAGAAGATACCGTATCGGCTACGTTCAGTGCCTCAACAGCTTTACCTAAAAAGACCAAGTCCTTCGGATCAGTTGTAGAAGACGCTAATTGCTGCGCCTTTGTATCAATCGCTGTGATTAGCGTAGTAAAATTTGTGTTTGTTGTAGGCATTGGTTTAGACCCCTAAATTCAATAAGTTTTCGTCTTCAAGAGCCTCTACCTTGAGATTGAGGCTAATATCGGATGTTTGGTAATCGGATTGGTTTACGTTGAAATCTGATGCGGATGCTTCCCCAGAAACTTCCGCTAGGGAGATTTTGCTGTCTCGCATCAGGTCGGCTAATAATCTTGCTTTGCTCATTTCAAAATCTTCCTAAAGCGTGGTAAGTGTTTCGTTGCCGTCACTGTCTGCAAGGGAAACTGAGGTTGATGGAAATAAACGTTTTTTCACACCCCATATAATTCTAACAACCCCCATGCCACCTCTGGCACCGTTGTAATCGGTAGTGCTTAAATCATCATTTCCGCCGCCGCCGCCGCCGCCGTAGTCACCGCCTATACCGCCACTTGAACCAGTAGTACCGAGCGTGCCTCCAGAACCTGCGTATAATCCAGACTGATTAATACCTGACGTACCTTCGCCATATATACCTACACCACCGCCACCTCGACCACCTACGTTAGTGCCGCCACCCCAACCAGAACCACCTGTTAAAGAGTTACCCGCTCCAGAATAACCGCCAGCACCGCCACCGCCGCCCCCTGTACTAGAGGCACCAGAACCTGCTAGGCCACCTGCATTTATCACTTGGCCTATAGAGCTTGCTACTGAACCACCAATTCCCCGAGTAGTAACGTTTCCTATGCCTCCTTCTCCTCCGCCATTAGCCCTTAGTAAAATAGAATTATCAGACAAACGCTCAACACCTGCAGGATAAGCGGCTGCACCAGTTGAGCCGTCAGATGGATAATATCCAGACGGACCTACATAAATCCTAAGAGTCTCTCCCGGTATAACCGAAATATCATTAGAATACGCCAAGGCACCGCCGCCTCCACCGCCTCCAGAATATGTGCCGTTCCCACCACCGCCTCCACCGCCAGCACCAATCGCAAGCATGGATACGTTTTCCACCCCAGCTGGGACAACCCAATCATAGAAATCAGAGGTGGTATTTCTAAAATCCTCAAAGCCACTTTGCGCCCCATTTCTGGAAGTTCGTGTGGCGTTATTGTCTATTGCAATACCACCCGTGACGGAGTTCCAAGGCACCCCAGCACGACCAATAAAAAAGTTTGTAGGTAAACTCATTTACTTACCTCCCTTTAAACTGTGTAGCCAGAAGCCGAAGCCAAGATGATTGAGCCATCAAGACAGGTCATTGATACAATCCAGTAACGGCTGTCAGCCCATGTTGGTTCAGTTGCATCAGGCCACTTGATGTCGCTGCCCCATGTGGGGGTGTGTGGCGTTGCAGTAGTATCTAAAATCATCATACAGGTTCTGCCTGCCGCAATGTTTACGCCAGTAAACGAGGCCGCACCTGTCATGTCGAAATGGTGCATCGGCTTACTTACATCAAAAGTTGTAGCACCTGTGACCGCTGCATTTGTATTAATAACAGGCTGAAGGTTCGTGTACGTCCCTGTGATAGCCTTGTTAAAATCCCATGTATCCGTTGCACTGGTATAGAGCATCGTGGCAGACGCACCGTCTACTGTAATACCCGCACCGTTTGCCGCAGCCGCATCCGCAGCACCATCGGCAATCGTAATGTTTAGGTCGGCTACATCAAGCGTAGTGCTGTTCACCGTTGTGGTTGTACCGTTTACTGTAAGATTACCTGAGAGTGTAAGATCAGTGGCGTTAACGGAACCTGTAAAAGTAGCCCCAGAAAGAGGTGCATAATCAGCCCCCGCAGCCTGTACGTTAGCTACTTGAGTAGCACCTTCTGCAGTCACCAAGCCGACTTGAGTAGTACCTTCTGTAGTCACCAAGCCAACTTGCGTGGTGCCTTGTGTAGTGATGCTGTTCACCGTAACCGTAGGTGTAAGAGCCTCGACAGCCTTACCTAGCAGAAGGAACTCTTTGCCTTCAGTTGTGCCTGTTGTGGCGTTAAGTTTAGTTGTGAGGTTTGCCTCAATCTGGGTAGTGCTAATAGCCATATTATATACCTGCCAATGCTAAAGTTTCGACATCATCGATGAGCGCATCGACTGTTGTTTTGTTGTAGTGGTCTGCCAATTCAAAGGTGCCGAAGCTAACGATAGAAACGCTATCTCCCGCTGCCGCTGGTGAGGCCAAGACCACATTGGCTCCATCGGTTGCGGTAAAGTCTGAAGGTGCTAATTTGATGCCGTTCAAAAATACGTCTACGAAAGTTCCATCATATACCGCTGCGAATGATGATTGGTTGGCTGCCGCTGTATACTCTTGGCGTTCAACCGTACCGTTCACAGATGAACCCGCACTTTGCCATCCGCTAGATCCATAGACCTTCATTAGGTTGTTCGTTTGGTCAAACCAAAGATCACCTGTCGTAATATTGCTGCCTACAGGCTGTGAAACAGAGGTAAAGTAGGTATCTAAAAACTGCTGACTTGATGCAATTGCGGATAGGGCAGTAGCAGCGTGAGTAGCTGCGTTAGCCTCTGAAATACCTGCATTTGCCTCAGATGTGGCTGCAGCCGCTGCACTTGCAGAAGCCACCGTAGCCGATCCTAAGATGCTGTCTGCGTAGCCTTTTGAAACTGCGTGATCATTAGCAGTTGGTGCAAGTAATCCTGTGATGTTGTTTGCACCCATCGCCAACGGACCAGACATGCTATCACCAGAACGAGATACCTGCAGATTATCCTGTTGATCCGCATACTGCTTGCTAGCCGCCTCAGTGTTAGCTGTTGGTAGCGGTAGACCAGTAACCGTAGCACCTGACATAATCAGGTTGCCGGTCATCGTGTCGCCTGTGTCGTTGACCTTACCTGCTAAGGCAGTAGTCATAGTCCCTGCGAAGTCAGCATCATCTGCCAGTGAAGCCGCAATCTCATTCAGGGTGTCTAAGGCTGCGGGTGCCACATCAATCACATCAGCGATACGGGTTTCCACATAGTTGCGTGTGGCGGCGTCCTGCGGGTTAGTTGGGTCGGTCAGGTTCTGGATTGTAGCAGTTGTACCGCCATCCATATTCAGTGTGCCTGAAATTGTTACGTTGTTAAACGTAGACGTACCCGAAGAGGTTAAGTTACCAGAAACATCACCAGAGACTGCGCCAGTAATAGTTCCTGATGCACTAATGTTGTTGAAGGTCGATGTGCCTGCAGATGTTATGTTACCTGTTACATCGCCCGTCAGATCACCGCTAAAGCCGCCTGTGGAAGTAATAGTTGTGCCAGTAATAGGGCTGGCTGAATTACCGCCAATAATCGTGTTATCAATCGTACCACTGTTAACGTCTACCTGTGCTGCAGTGGTTAGACCGTTTAGGTTTGATCCTCCGTTAGCAGTCAACAGGCCTGTTAAAGCTGTGGTGCCTCCAACAGATATATTACCTTGTGCGCCAATCCCACCAGATAGCCACAAATCTTGAAAGCGGGTTGTTGTTGTACCTAGATCAGTTGTATCGTTAGTCTCTGGGATAATAGCCTGTGCTGTACCATCAACTTGAACCAGTTCACGCCAGACTGCAGAATTTTCTGTGTTACCTACACAAATAAATACTCGACCTGTAGTAGTGTTTTCCCAAAGAGAGCCTACCGCATATCCCTCTGTAGCATCGTTGCTAGTCGTTGGATTGGATGTAGAATCCCATGTATTCTTACCACCTGTACCGCCGTGAACTGCAGGTAGATACCCGCTCAGAGATGTAGCAAGGTTAATCTTTGGACCTTGGCCTGTAGTACCGTCATGGCTGTGGCCTGAAGAGCCGTCAAAAGTATCTTCTAATCTATTAAATTCAGCATTCAGCGGCGGTGCCGTAATATCCGCACCGTTATAAATCTGCGCTGCTGATTGGCGTGTGTAACCTGCCATTATCGTCTCCCTGAAACGGAATATTCAAAAACAAGGCCTTGAATTGAGTACGGGTCAAATTGACCAATCGATACGAACTCAGCACGGACAGAAAAGCCCGACCCTTGGATATTAGTGGACATAATTGGTTTTGAGTTACCCCCGTAAAGTACGTTTGCGCCTGCGTAATCAATGTTACGACCGGCGTACTCAACAGGACCACCTCTACTGTCTTGGGTGTAGGATGAAGGGCTGGGATTATTGTAATCGCCCCAATCAAAGCGTAGCGATAAACTTAGTTCAAATGGACCCTCTGCACGGACGAAGGTGTTAACTTGGCGCATTAATTTGCGGATATCCGTATCACCAAAATCCAGATACGGTGTGGCGTATACCGATAGGATATCATCCCCAGAAAAGTTATTACCCTGTTCCTGCTGATATACTTTACCGTCGAAGTCTCCATGCAGAATAACTTCGTTAGAACCTACATAATCTGATGTAGCAACATGCGCACGGATGCCCATAAGCTCACCGAAATTCCAAGTAATGCTACCGCCTGCTTCAGTAAGACCACCAATCAGACCGTAAGCGTCAGCTTTTTCTGTGTTATCGGCACCTACAAAGTAACGGATCTGAGACTTGGATCGGATAACCACACCACACAAAGTGTCTAGGTCGTAGTTAGCAATAATATCTACTAGCGCACCTTGGATACTACGAGATACGGATTCAATCTCAACATCACCAATACGAGATGTACCTGCAACGGGACGGAAGCCATCAGGTGCTAGGAACATCAAGTCCCCGCCAATCTCCAATACGCTGTCTGTAGCAACGCACCCCACGTTAGCTGTAACAGGATCAGTAACAAACCCATTATCTACATCTGCAGACGCTTTATTAATAGCGTTAGATCCGAAGATAAACAGGTTATCACGGAAGGGTTTGATCTGTACTACAGGGAAACCTGCCGATATCTGACCGCCGATAGCTGCCCCGAAGTTTAGATACCCGTGCGGGTCTGTCGTAGTAGTAGGCGCAGAAAAAGCCACAGTAGGCTTAGAGCCACGGTCACCTGCTAAGAATAAAGTATTCTTAAAGAAGTCTACAAGGGACGGTGCGCCCAAGGCCATTGCACCACCGGGACTTGTTGTACCGCCAGTGTTTGTGGTCAGGATTTCGTACCAAGTATTGCCATCAAATACGATTGCAGGATTAACGCCATCTACAAAACAGATTGCATCGCCACCGCCATAGTTAAACTGCACATGACGTAGACGGTTAACTGACCGCAACCCCGCAGACATATTGCGTGTAGTGCCTGTATTGATGACCTGCCAACCAACAAGCGGGACATACTTATAAAAGCTGTATGTAGCACCACCCAGATCTGCACGAGCAGCGATATAGAATGGGTTGTTGTACTGTGAGTTCTGATAGATAGCCAATCCAAGAACTGGCCCCTCAGATGTAGCGGATGTACCCACTTCGCCTAGACCGCCTGAACCTGCATAGCCAAGTTCTTTATAGCCGTTGATACGACGATAGCCGCCAAACAATGATGGCTCGTAGTTGATCAAACGTGTAGCAGCACCTGAAGCATTGTCCGATAAATCAAGGTGATTTTCGTTACTGTTCAGACCGCCTGCACATATGACCTTAAAACTTTCGATTTGGTCGGGCATCAGAAATTCACTCGTGTGTCACGCACATACTCAAAGTTATTGATGTACAGAGTCTGCAGATCTTTTATGCCGTTTTCAAAGCTCATAAATGCAGCCTGTGCCGCTTCAGTATTATCCTTGAACATGTACATGTGGTACAAAGCTCCATCGACCACAACGCTATCGAATGATGTCGGAATACGAGTTTGATCGTTAAATGCTGCTAGATCAGCATAGTTAAGATAATAGCGGAAACGGACGCTGTAGGCTGCGTCTGGAGAAGGAGAGACACCAAAACCATTACCATGGCTGGCAAAGACATAGTCAGGGACACCACGACCTTGATTGCCGCTGTCATAGTCGCCGTCACGATGACGGGCGTACCATTCATCACGATCAATTAGCTTTAGCGTTTTAAAGCCTGTATTCAGACCGGTATTCTTCTGGATTTGGAAGCTGTTCCAATCCGCTACCTTTAAAAATTCAGGCCATACATACTCTTCCTGTCCCTGAACCAGAAGCTGTGTATGTTCTGCGGCGTTAAAGGGCCATTCAAACTCAGCCTGATTGATCTTACTAACAGCAGTCTTAACGCTGTCTTTTGCAAGAGCCTGTACACCACGAACAGTGTCGAACTCAGAAGCAGCAATCTCGACCTCGTTTAGGCGGCGAAGCACCGTGTTACATAAATCTAGGTAAGTACTAGGCATGGATGATCCTTAAAGAAGGGTGTTGGGGGCAAGTTTCCCTGCCCCCTCTTAACCATTAGGCCAAGTTGTAGTTTGCTGTGATCAAGCCTTCTGGGCGCAAGATTTTGCGGCCATAGAGCTGCATGCCACGAACAATGTCTGCGAATGTATCTGGTGAGCGGAAGCTCTCAGTTT